ATGCGACAGTTGATTCCCGCCCTGCTGCTGCTCACCCTGCTGGTGCCTGCCGCCGCTGCGGTGGAGGTGCCTGTGACCCGGGCCCAGTTCGTCTCCGCCCTGTGGAGCTGGGCGGGGTCACCTCCCTGCGCCGGAGGGCAGCCTTTCTCCGATGTCCCCCAAACCGCCCCCTGGCTCTCCGCTCTGTGCTGGGCTGCCGGGGAGGGGCTGGTCCGCGGCACCGGCGGCCTGCTCTTCACCCCCGATCGCCCCATCACCCGGGAGGAGGCGGCCATCCTGCTGCGGCGGTATGCCGCCCGGCTGGGCCGGGACGTGTCCTTCCCGGAGATCGCCCGCTGCAACGACTTTGAGGACATCTCCCCTTGGGCGGACGACTCCCTCTACTGGGCCACCGGCACTGGTCTGATCGGCTGGTCGGAGGGCGGCCGGCTGGACCCTCAGGGCACCCTGACCCAGGCCCAACTGGACGCTATTCTGACCCGCTTTTCCCAATAACACCGCAAAAAGGCGGCTCGCCTCGGCGAGCCGCCTTTTCATATAACCATCTTCTCCAGTTCCTCCCAGGTGGGTCCTATGGCCTCAATATCGCCCCAGGTATCGAATTTCTCCTCCATCAGGGCCCAGGTCACGTACCAATAGACATACTCGATCAGCACATGGGCGGGCAGGATACTCTCGATGATGGCCTTCATTTCCTCTATGCCATCCGGAATTCCCGGCACATTGGGAAAATGGACCGTCACCTTGCCCGGCGTATCGGTCTCGCCCGCCACGGCGTTGATGCCGCAGCCCTTCAGGTTGTCGTTGATGGCCTTCAGGGTAAAGCTGTCCCCGCCAATGCGCAGCAGGGCGGCCAGAGCGGCCCGGCGCTCCTCCAGCCGGTCGGTCACCGGGCGGCGGGCCAGCAGGCTTTCAATGGCCTCCAGTCCCCGGTCTTCCGCGGTACACACCAGCATCTCCCGCTGGATCTCCTCCAGCACACCCTCTACCAGGTCCAGCGTCTCCCCCTGGGCGTCCAGCTCAGCGCCGTTGACGCTGCCCTCCAGCTCGTAGACCCGCAGCGGCCGGAGAAGCTGCCGCAGGGAATCGCCATGGACGCTCATGCTCCCGCCCCCCATTCTGAAATGGTAAGGCCCTCCAGCCAGGGCAGCACATCGCTGGATATGGTGATATCGGCGGCGGGGGCGTCAATCACATAATTTTTGACCCCCGGCACGTCAAAAGTAAGTTCCCCCAGCTTGGCCCGCAGCACATCCTGCCCCAGCTGCCGCCCGTCAAACCAGCTGCGGATGGCCTGCTCCACCTCCTGGCGGACCGCCGCGGCATCCCGGTTCTCCTCCGCCTGTACCCGGATGGTTACCGAAACCTGCTTTTTCTCCGGGGCCCGCACCTGCAAATCCACGGCTATCTCCCGCCGCTCCTCAAAATAGGCCTGCAGCTGCTCCAGCAGCTCCTCGTCGGGCTCCCCTGTGGGGGTGGCCACCACAATGTCCACCGTACCGATGCCCCTGGGTCGGGGGATCACCGTAGCCGCCGCCACCTGGGGAAAGGACATGGCGCCCTGCTGATAAAAAGCGGCGTTGGCCCCGTTGGGCATCCTCTGGTAGGTATCCAGCACCCGCTCACGCAGCTCCTCGTCGCTTTCCGCGTCAGTACCGCCGGAAAATGCCTGGGGATTGGTGCAGCGGCTCACTCCCACCGGAGCCACCGCCATAGCCCGGATGGCCCCCGCCGCCGCGTTGCCAGACACGCCCGGCTCCACCGCCTGGGCGGGTATCTCCACAGATTCCGCTCCGGCGGAGAGCACCCCCTCCTGGGTGGTCTCAAAGCGCACGCCCCCCGCCGTCATACACACCGTCCCCTTGGCGATCACCAGGTCGGTTCCGGCAGGGCCGTCGCTCTCAAAGCGGAGAATGCCCTGGGCCGCCGTGGCTGCCCGCCGCTGGATCCCCCGCAGCTGGGCGTGGAGCTCCAGATAATCCTCTCCGGCGGTCTGGGGGAAACACTGGCGGTTCACCCAGTCGGCCTGCACATACAGGCCGTAGATCTGACTGGCCACGGCGTACAGCCGCACCGCCATGTCCCCGTCTCCCCTGAGGGCAATCCCGGTCTCCCGCTGAAAGGCCTGTGTCATCTGCTCATAAATTTCGTCTATCGTCATCTGTCCTCTACCCTCCCAGCTCCATGGTCAGCGTCAGCGTCTCCCCCCGCCACTCCAGCTGAACCTGAAGCCTGCCGTCCTGTGCCAGCCGGACTTCCGTCACCGTCAGCTCCGGCTCGTCGGCCAGGGCCTGAACGGCGTATTGCTTGGCGATGCTCTCCCGCTGGGAGGGCTTCCACCGGCCCAGCCTGTACAGCTCGCTGCCCAGCTCCGGCAGGGGCGGAAAGCTCCCCCGGGGGATGGACAGCTTCCACAGCACCCGCTGCAGCAGTTCCCGGCTGCCCTCTACCCGCTGGAAACCGCCCTGCTCGTCGGACACATAGTCTCCGTCTCGTATCATCAGTTCCATAGGCTCACTCCGCCGTCAATACCGGTTTTCCGTTTACCGTCAGCCCCCCGCTCACATTGACCACTCCGTCCGCACCCACATGGATGGAGGCTTTAGGGCTATAAATCATCACTTCACCCTCTCCCAGCGCCAGGTCCGTACGGCACAGGCCCCCCACTACACAGGGGGCCTCCTCCTGTGTGCCCGCCTTAATCACCAGTACCTGCTGATCCAGGCTTGGCCGCCAGGCGTATCCGCCCGGCCCAAACATGGGCAGTTCCCGCCTCTCCCCGTCCAGATAAACCCCCACCGGATTTCCCGCCAGAGTTACCCGGCCCATCTCCGCCCCGCCTCCGGTATGTCTCTGCGCCTTCTCTCCCCGCTGTGAAATCCACATTTTTCCCTTCCTCCTATCTCAACGCATCCGGCTCACCCAGGAGCAGCCTGGTATAGCGCCCTTTTCCATTCAGTCCACACACCGCCTCCGCCACCCGCCAGAGGCCGTTTGCCGTCCCCTTTGGGGTGACCAGCTCCACCAGTTCTCCCGGCCAGGCCAGGAAGGAGCCCGGCAGCTCCAGCTCCAGCTGCCGCAGCTCCTCGGCAGACCTGGCCAGCTGATACGCGCCGGAGTATCGCATGGCCTGATAGCTGCTCTTTCCCGGCATGGTGAGCACCCGGCGGCACAGGCCGCCCCGCTGGAGAAACCCGCTGTTTTCCACTGTCTGCACCGCTTGGGTGGTTCTGTCCCGTACCAGTACCTGCGACAGCACCCCATACCGCTGATCCCGCAGGGTAAGGGCAGTGATGGCGGCGTTTTCCTTCAGCCTGAGGCTTTTTTCCTCCGGCCAGGGGGCGGCTGTCAGCCGGCCCAGCCGGTCAAACCGAGGTGTGACCCCGCCGTAATACCGGCAGAACTCATAGACCACCTGCCACTCGCTGCTGCCGGTCTCCACCACAAAGCCGGGTACCGCCGGCAGGCTGGCCCCCGGCAGCGCCTGGATACCGTAGGGCGTTACGTGGTCTCGCAGGATATCCGCCCAGGTGGCCACCTGGTACTCCATACCCAGGGCTTCGTTGTCCAGCAGCCGGGCGGCCATACTCCGACCGGACACCGTCAAAAAGCATCCCTGTCCATTCCACCCCCGCTCGCACTCGTCCACCACGCCGGTAAATACGGTCTCGCCGTTCTCCACCGCGGTAAAGGTCACCGCCTCCGCCAGCGGATCCTCTCCCTGGGGCTCCCACAAACAGGTGAGCAGAAAACTGTCGCAGGGGGTGCCCCGTCCGTAGCGGAATTCCCATTCCGTCACATCGGGCAGGGCGATCTCCCGTCCGTCCCAGCAGGTCAGCCGTCCCTCCATCTCAGGCCACCCGCACTTTCTGCCCCACCAGGATCAGGTTGGGATTTTTGATCTGGGGGTTGAGGGCCACAAGGGCGGACAGGCTCATGCCATACCGCCGGGCAATGGCCCACATGGTATCCCCCCGCACCACCGTATACCACTGCTCCTGACCGGTAGGCGCGGAGGAGGTACCGGTCTGCCCACTCTGCCCGCTCTCCGTGCCGCCGGAGACCATCAGCCCGGTATTGTGCCCGTCATACCCCTCCCAGAAGGTAAAGCTGTACTTCACATAGTCGGACCTGGGCTGCTGGGTGAGGGAGAGCTCCACAAAGTAGGCATTGGAGGTCTGCCATACGGGATGGACCAGCAATCCCGGCCCATCGGAGTAAAACACCGTGGCCAGCTTTTTGAACTGGGCGTAGGCGTCCTCCCCCACAAACTCTCCCTCGCCCTCCATCACCCGCTGGCCCGGCCCCAGGTCCTGGAGCAGGTAACGGCCAAAGGGCACCTTGGCCGCTCCCATCACCCGCTGGAATCCGATGGAGTAGATTCTGGGGTTGTGGGGCCATACATAGTCCTTATATCGCATGGATGCCAGTCTCACAGCAGCTGAAACCCCCCGTCAAATCTTCTGGCGTCCCGGCGGAGCAGCCGGTCCAGTCCCTCCGGATCCAGCCCGCCGGAATCTGTGGTCCCGGCGGGCTTCTGCAGAGTCACCACCCTGGTCTCCCGGGGCGGAGCAGGCAGCTGGGCCAGGCTGGCCCGCAGGGCCTGGTAGGTCCATTCCGCCGCCGTCCCTCCGGTCTGGCCGCCGCCGGGCTCCACGGCTTTCAACGAGACGGGCCGCGCCTCCAGCTCTCTCCACTCCGCCGCTCGCCCATCTGCTTCCGGCCAATCCGTCCCCAGCCAATCCTCCCCCGTCTCATCCGCTTCCGGCCCGCCGGATGCGCTTCGGACTATCTCATCAAGCCCATCCGGCTCAGCTCCAACGGACGCCTCTTCGGTGCCCACCTCCAGCCACCGGGCCGTCCACAGCTGCCGCAGGGCGTCCGGCACTTCCCCACGGGCCTCCCTTTCCTCTGTCCGGAAGCCGGTCTCTCTATGCCAGAGCGGGTTTTCCTCTGTAAAATCCCCTTTTTCCACAGGGGAATCCCCATCGGCCACAGCAAAGACCGCCTCCCCAGTCCGCCGGGTATCTTCCGCCGTCTCTCCCGGCCTCTTCTGGTTTTCCGAGCGCTCGTACCCCTCTCTCCAGGCCGGGTGCGAAGCCTCTTTCTCCCCAACGTCTGAAAGAGGAAGGGCAAGCCCTTCCTCCTTCGGACGCCAGGATTCTTCCTCACGCGGTCCGCTCTCTCCATCCTCCTGCTCCTCCAGCAGCAGCCGGATATAGTCCGTCATACCGTTTCTCCTTTCTTCAGCCGTTCATAGCGGTCCTGATCAAAGGAGGCGTTGTGCCCTCCGCTCACCGTCCCGGCGGGGGCGCCGCACACCGGGCAGCGCTCCTCCTCCGCCTTTTGGCGGCAGGCGGGGCACAGCTGCTCCAGCAGCTCCTCCCGGTCCAGCATCAGGTTGAGGGCGCACCACAGGTAATCCCGTGCCTTCATGTTCCGGACCCGCTCCTCGGTGGGCAGGGCCTGAAACGTGCGGAGCACGCGCCAGCGAAGGCGCTCATAAGGCGCGTGCTCCAGGCTTTTTTTAGGGACTGGGCGGCCTCCTCCCCGTCCTCGGGAGAGGGATTTTCCGCCCGGTCCAGTTCATTCCACCGCCGGGCCAGCTCCCCGATCTCCCGGGCGCTCATGCCCTCCAGCGCCGCCCGCCCGGAGGAAAACAGGGGCTTTCCCCGCCGCTCCAGGGCCCGGGCCAGCAGGCAGGCATTGGCGCACAGGGCCCGCTCTCCCTGGCTCTGGGCCAGTTCACCGGCCTCCCTGCCCGCCTCCAGCACCTCCTGGGCGGAGAGCAGCCGCAGCTGCCTTCCATCCCCCAGTTCCAGCCGGTCTTTCCGGCTGAGTATCGACTCCATGGCCATCCTCCCGATCACACCGCGGTTTCCAGCCGCTTGGCCGCCACCACGGTGATCTTTTCCACCACCATGGCCCCCAGCGCGCCGGTCTCTCCGATGGCGCTCCACTGGCAGCCGGAGTAGATCACCTTCCGGTCAGGCTTGCAGATGACCAGATTGAAGTCCGCCAGATCGTGGAAGTTGATACCGTCCCGGATGGCCTCGTCGGTGGCGTACAGCCGGGTCAGCTCCAGCACATAGCTGCGGGGGCCGGGGATGGTGGCCACCGGCTCGTCCTCGCCGAAGGCCTCCACGTTCTGGCTGCTCCGGGTGGACTTGGCGGAGTAGCTCTGCACCACCGCCACCTTTTTCCCGTCGATCTCCAGATAGATGTCGCTGCTGGTGGGAAATCCCGCTACCTTCATACCCATCCTCCTTTACACCGTGATGTGGGCGCTGAGCCAGATCTGGTTCAGGCCGTGGGCCACCGTAAAGGAGAACTCCACTAGGCACACGGTGGGATTTTCCGCGTCCGCCTGGACGGTGACGTTTTCGTATCCGGTAATGATCTCCCGGCTGAGCTTATTCTCCAGCTCCAGAATCACCTGGGACCGGATGGCGCCCCGGGTCTGCTCGGTGTTTTTGCTCCGCTGGAACTTGGCCCGCAGGGCATTGCGGATGGTGGGGATCACGTCGTCCACAATGCGGATGGTGGTCAGCTCCCGCCAGGTGGCGTCGGACACCTCGCCGGTTTTGGTGCGGGTGGTGATCCCCCGCACCACGCTGACCACGCCGCCCACCCGCTCCAGGGGGGTGACGCCGCCCCGCACCAGGGTGTCGATTTCGCTGTCGTCGTACTGGGCCTGGGTCTGGCTGACCCCCTTCAGCTCTGCCCCGCTCAGGGGCAGGGCGGCGTCGCTCTCCCCGGCGATGGCGCCGGCCACAGCGGCGGCCAGCAGGCAGCCGTCGTCGCCGGGGGCCAGCAGCACCACCCGCTCGCTGTTGAGCTGTCCGGCCCGCTGGACCAGGTCTTCCACACTCTCCTCCGTGCCGCCGCACACCACGGCAATGCGCTCCCGCCGGGCCTCGGAGGCGCTGCACACACTGTCCCGCAGCTTCTGCTGCACCGTCACGTCGGTGCTGTCGCACACCACCAATGCCACGTTTTCCTCCGCCGCCAGCAGGCTGAAGGCGGCATCATAGCCCGACTCATCGGTGACAGGCACCGCCCGCACCTGGGCCGCGCCGTTGAGCAGCAGCAGCCGTGCCAGCTCGGTAAGGTTTTCCTCCTGACCGAAGGCGGTCACCGCCTCCTCATAGCGGTTGATCACATACAGCGTACCCGCCTCGCCGCCGGCGCAGACGGCCACAAGGCCCGCCGTCTGCCCGCCGCCGCTGGTGCTGATCACCGTGGAGGCGTCATAATCGGAATAGACGCCCGGTCTCTCATGGGTGGTAATACTCAAATCTGCCTCTCTCCTCTCACAATAAAGTCCAGGAAGGCCCCGTCCCCCTCGGTCACGGCGTAGAGGTAGCCCTGGCAGACAGCCTCCACGCTCCGCCGGTACAGGCCGGCCTCCTGGTCGAATTCCGTCTCCCCGCAGGAGAGCTCCACCAGCCGCAGCCCCGGGGGCCCGTCCTGCCGCAGGGCCTGGACCATCCGGTCAAAGGCGGTCTGAATTTCCGCCCCGCCTCCCGGCTGGGGGGCGTAGAGGTCCAGGCCGAAGGTCAGCATCATTTTTCTGCCGTACAGCTCCTGCCAGCGGCCGCTCTCCTGGTCGTACCGCTCTCCCAGATAGTCCTGGAAGCCCCCCGGCCCGCCCTGGCAGGCGCGGAGGGAGACGGCGGCCACCGCCCCCGTTCTGCGCAGCCGTCTTTGGTCGGGGTAGGCGCACATCGCGTCGATGCCCTGCCCGGTCAGATACTCCGCCATCCGCTCCCGGATCCGCTCAAAGTCCATACGCTCTCTCCGTTTCTCTCATTCCTCCGGGTCCCGGACGCTGAGCAGGGCCCACCAGTAGGCCAGCTCCTCCCCCAGATAGATGGGCTGGGCGGCCCGGATAGAAAACCGGTGCCCGCCCCAGGCCACGTGTCCGTCCCCCAGTCCGTCCAGGGAGACCTCCGGCCCGCCCAGATAGATCCACTGGTCCCGGCGCACCAGGCCCAGGGGAGTAGGGAGGGTCTGGTAACCCTCCCCCCGCCGCTCCAGGGCGGGCTGGAGGAAGGCCCGGCAGAGTACGCCCTCCTCCTGGCCCTCCTTGCATACCGTCACCCGCTGTCCGTACTTCTCCAAAATCCTGCCCCAGGCGCCGGTCATCCCTCCACCCCCCGAAAGACAAAGCCCCGGTCCTTCAGATAGGGGGCCAGCACAGTCTCCGCCTGCAGCCGGAGGGCCTGGGCCCGCTGGGGGGCGTCCCCGCCCTCCTCCTGGATGGTGACCTCACCGGCGGTAAAGCGCAGGGGGGTGCGGCCCGTCTCGGTGCCGGCCAGCCCCGCCAGGGCCAGCCAGGCGCAGCCCAGCACATAGGCCGGGCCGCAATCCTCCGGCGCAAGGCCTTCCCGCAGCCGCCCGGCCACCTCCAGCTCCGCCGCCTGGCACAGGGCCTCCAGCGTCTCCAGCTCCTCCTCGCCCATCCGGCCCAGCTTTTGGGCCATGGCTAAAATTTCCTCCGTCACTGCAGCTTCAGCACCTTGGCTGCCTCCGTAAAGAGCTTGGCAAAGCCGGAGATGCTGGTGATGGCGGCCCGCTCCAGCTGCCGGTCAATGAGCTTGTCGTACTCCACCAGCACGTCGGAGCCCTGCACCATCTCCAGGGCATACCGCTTGTCCAGGCCGATGAGCTTGCCGCTCTCCAGGGCGGAGGTGCGCAGCAGGGTGGCCCCCAGGGGGGTGGCCAGCTTGCCGGTGCCCTGGAAGTTGAGGCCGGTGAGGGGATTCTGGAACTCGTCCATCTTGAGCATCTGGCGCATCATGTCGCCGGACACCAGCAGGGTGTTCATCTCGTAGGGCTCAAACTGGGCCCAGAAGTCCACCAGCTCGTCGTAGGTCAGGGTACCGGCGGAGCCGCCGATGGTGCCGTCGCCCACGGTGAACTCCTGGGCGGGGTTGCCGTTGCCGTCCCCGTTGAGGAGCACGTCGATGGCGTCCTCCAGGTGCATCCGGTTGATGTGGGCGCCGATCTGCCGCAGGGTGACGGAAAACAGGTCCAGCTTCTGGTAGCGGATGGCCTCGTAGGAGGCCACCAGCATCCGGCCCCGCTTGTGGAGCTTCACCAGGTTGTCCTGGGTTTTCACCTGGGTCTGGGGGATCTCGGCGCCCTCTTCCACCCGACGAAGGGCCTTCTGGTCATCGGTGGGAACGGAGGTGATGGAGCGGTAGTCCATGCCGTCAAACCGGGTAACGGCGGCGGTGATGTGGGGCAGCAGGTCGGCCTCCTCCATGCCCTGGCGCACCGACCGGGCGATGTACTCGGGGAAGAGGACGGCGGACTGGCTGGTGGAGAAGAACTTTTCCACCGCGTCGCTGCCCGCGCCCTTCACCTTGATGTCAAACCGCTTGAGCTGCCGCTGATAGGCGTCCAGCCCTTCCAGGGCGGTGCCCTTGTACTGCTCCGAGGGGTCCTCCCGCTCCAGCACCTGGGTAAAGGTGCGTCCCGCCTCGTTGTACATACCCTTTTCCAGCTTGAGATTGTCGAACCGATAGCTCATCTGACCATCCTCCCTTTCTTACAGGCAAATCACGGCGCTGCTGGTCTCCACCTGCACCACCAGGTAGTCGGTGCCGCCGGAGGCGTCCTGCTTCATTCCGCCGGTGCCGTCGGCGGAGAGCTTGCACCAGCCGGCGGTCACGCCCTCGCCGCTGATGGGCACACTTGCCAGACCGCCCAGCTGCACGGCGGCGTACCCGTCCTCCGCGGACAGGGCCACGCCGCAGGGCCGCTCTCCGGCGGAGCAGACATCCACCTTACCACCGTCGGATACCTTGACCACCTGGCCGGCCGCCACGCTCTCGCCGCAGGCGAAGGTGGCCACCGTCTCGCCAATCCCCTCAAACGAAATCTTGCTCATATTCCCGCTCCTTTCTTTTTCCCCCACGCTGTGCTCAGATCAAAAAGGCCCCGTCCCGCTGGCCGAAGTCCCGCTCCTCCAGGCCTTTCAGCTGGGGCTCCAGGCCCCATGTCTTGTCTGCCTGCCGCTGGAAGGCCATCCGCAGCTCCTCCAGCTGGGGCTCGTCCAGCCGCTTGGCGATGGCCTGCAGGGTCTCCCGCTCCACCCCCAGCTCGGCCAGGCCGCCCAGGCGCACCACCTCGTCCTGCAGCCGCTGGAGATACTTCCGCCCCAGGGCGGCCTCCCGCTCCAGCTGCTCCATGTTCTGTCTCATGCTCTTCATCACCCCCGCCTCTCTTTGGGCCGGCACCGCCACGAAGGACCACTCGTAGGCGTCGGTGGCCCCCACCAGATCGGCCCAGCACAGCTTGCCGTCGTACTCCCTGCCCTTCTCGTGGGGGCAGCGGCTCTGGTCCCGGATGTTCTCCCCGCAGATGGAGCACCGGGCCTCCGCCACGGCGCAGCCCACGCTGACCTCCTTCTTGATTCCCCCCTCGATCTCGGCGATCAGGTCCTGATTGCGCCCGGTGCGCACCATGTAGGCGTACCCCTTCAGATAGCACAGGGGGTCCCCCGCCGCCGTCAGCACACTCTGGTCCCGCACCACCTCGGTGCGGTAGATCCGGGCAGTCTGCCCCATGGCGCTCCACTGGTGGTCAAAGATGCCGCTCTTGCCCACAAAGAGGGGGGCCAGCTCCTCCAGGGTTTCGGGGGGGAAGCGCTCCCCATCCCGGTCCACCTGATTGTCGCACAGCCGCACCGCGAAAGCGTACACCTCCTCCGGCTCCAGCGTTTTCCGGCTCATGGCGTTGATGGCCGCCACCTCCGCCTCGTCCAGGACCAGCCCCTGGTCCACCCCCGCCTGTTTGTTTACGTTCATACGGATTCCCCCTTCTCCCGTGCGTCGTTGTCCATCTCCAGACTTCTGGCCTGCTCCCAGTAGAGCTGGGCCCTGGCCTCCTCCACCAGGTCCTGGAGGTTGATGTCCAGCCAGTCCACCTCCACCCGGCTGTCGTATCCGTGGAGTCTGAGCCACAGCTCGCAGATTCTTTCCACCACCGGCTCCAGGGCGCGGCGGATGGCGGTGATCTCGCTGGTCATCATGTCGGCCTGCTGGGTGCTCATCCGCTCGGTGGAGGACCAGGTCAGGCCCAGCAAAAAGGGCGGGATACCGGTGCGGGCCACCAGCTGCTCCAGGATCTGCCGCACGGGCACTTCACTGTCCAGCACCTGGTTGTCCGCCCCGATAACCTTGATGTCCACATCTCCCACCGCCACGAAGTCCCGCACCGAGCCGTCCTTGCCCGCCTGCATGGCGGCGGACCACTCCCGGGCGATCTGCCGGCTGCGCTCCTGGACCAGGGCCTGGTCCATGGGGGTGTCCCCTGGCTTGTACACCACGGCGAACCGGAGATTTCCCATCCGCTCCCAGTTCATACCGGTGGCCTGGTAGATTTTCAGCAGAATCTCGGTGAGAAAGGGCATGGACCGGAGCAAACTCACCCCATAGGGGCTGTCGGTCTCCGGCTGGAAGGGGGTGAAGAGGAGCAGCTCCTGCCGGGGCAGCCGCCGCATCATGCCCCCCAGGTCTCTCCCCCAGATGGCAAACTCCAGGGGGGAGTCTCCCTCTTTGATCTCAATGTCGGCCACATTGCCGCACAGCAGGGCGGCGATATCGGTGCGCCGCCGGTCAGGGACGATCTCCCCCACCGCCCGGCCGCAGGTGAGCATGGAGTCCAAATAGCAGTCCAGGAAGGACTGGAGCCCCCGCTGTCCCCGGCCGGTGTTCACATGCTGGAGGAACCAGTCCAGCCCATCCTGGGCATTTTTCTCCCGGCAGGTCACCGTCACCCCGCCGGTCAGCCGGATGAGCTTCCAGATGGCGGCGTCCACAATGGGCACCGCCTCCCGAATGGCCCGGTAAATGGCGATTTCCCCGTGCCGCAGGGGGACGTAGCCGTCCAGCGCTCCGAAGGGATGCCTGCCCCCCTCCCGGAGCTGAACGGCCAGGCCGCCGCCTCCCGGCTCTTTTTTCTGAAACAGTCCCATATCCACGCTCCTTTTGGTAGGTTAGAATTTGCCCCGCTCCACCCACAGCCCGCCGAAGAAGCCGCTGTCACCCTCCGCCGCCACCGAGGCGGCGAAGTAGCGGATGTCGTCCATGGCGTGGTCGTGTACCTTTTTCACCCGGTCTCCCACCGCCTTTTCGTCCCAGCAGTAGAGGGAGAATTCCCGGATGGCGTCGGCGCAGGGGGTGCAGATTACCAGCTCCCCCTTCCGCAGCAGCTCGGCAGTGGTGCGGATACCGGCCAGCACATCATTGTCCGCCTTTTCCACCGTCCACCCTCTCCGGCGAAGCAGCTCGATGAAGCTGGCGGCGGAGGGGTCCACCAGGATCTTCTGAATGTCCCGTCCCCCCGCCAGCCGTTCCAGGTCGTCGGCGTACTCGCCGTCGGTTTTCTGCCGCTGCTGCGCCTTGGAGTCGTAGTAGTACTCCTTTACCCGGTACCACACCCCGTCCCGCTTCCCCCACAGGCCGAAGGAGGCGGGATTTACGGTACCGTAATCGCAGGAGATGCGCCACAGCTCCATCTCCCCCTCCGGTGGAGGGCGGAGGTAGCTCTCGTCGAAGAAGTCGTATACCCGCCCCTCGGCGGCCACCCACTCTCCCAGCACAAACCGCCGGTAGAAGGTGCCGCTGAAGCTGCGGGCGTACCGCCGGATGACTCTGGGGGAGAGGGCGGGGTTGTCCTCCATGGTGAAGTGGAGGTAGAGGGCGTTGCGCTCCTCCTGCTTCTGGATCCACTCCTTGTAGAACCAATGCTCCGGCCCCTCCGGGTTGCAGGAGAACCACAGCCGGCTCCCCTCCACGGAGCACCGGGCGCAGGCCTGCTCCACAAAGGAGCGGGGCATGAGGGCCACCTCATCCAGCAGCACCCCCGCCAGGGTGATGCCCTGGATCAGGGCGGCGCTCCCCTCGTCCTTGCCGCCGAAGAGGTAGAAGGTGTTCTCCCACCCGCCGAAGCGGACGGTGAGCCGGTTCTGGGAGACCTTCTCCTCCCACTGGAATCCCAGCTCTTTCAAAACCGGCAGCAGGGAGGCCATCAGATTGCGCCGCAGGGCGGTGACGGTCTTGCCGCACAGCCCGAAGGACTGCCCCCGGTAGGTCCGCATGGCCCAGCAGAAGAAGGACAGGCCCATGCACAGGGTCTTGCCGCTACGCACCGCCCCGTCGCAGATGACGGCCTCCCGTCCTCTGGTCCTGGGGGCGCACCACCAGGTGAGGACCTGCTTTTGCCTGGGGGAAAACCTGCGAAATCTCAT